GAGTACCTGCCGTCGCACAACCTCTTCTGTATCTTTGATGTGTACCGGTACAAGGGTCGGGATGTGAAGTCTCTGCCCCTCTTTACGACGGATGAGGACATTCTAAAAAATCCAGGATCGTCTCGGCTAGGAACGGCCACTCAGTTCATTCGGGATATTCCGGAGGATTTTGTGAAAGACTCGGAGTCATCCCTGCGGATTGATACAAAAATGTTCTTGGCGGGAGATGGAGCCGCGATGGAGGAGGCGATTCGGCGAATGCTGGATACACAGTTTGAGTACGAGACGGATGGACTCATCTTTACTCCGCGGAGTTCTCCGGTGGCTCCTCTGTCGGAGGTCAAGGGTAAGACATGGCTACGAATTTATAAGTGGAAGCCTCCGCACCAGAATTCCATTGATTTCCTGGTGAAGTTCGAGGAGGCGCCGGCGTACGATGTGAACCGAAAGCAGATGGTGAAGAAGGGGGCGCTGTATGTCGGTCGGACGCCAGGTGTGGATATTCTGTACCCTTGCGAGACACTCACAGGTGAGTACGTACCACCGAAGCTGCCGCAAGAATTCCTGAAGCTGGGCGAATCGGGAAGCCGGGTTCCTTCAGTTTTCCAGCCGGCAGCACCGCGTGATCCGGATGCCTACATTATCAAAGTTCCGCTGAACGACAGGAATGTTCCAGCCGATCAGGTGGGAGATAAGGTGGATGATAATACGATTGTGGAGTGTACGTACGACACGGACAAGCGGGAGTGGACGGTGATGCGAACGCGGTACGACAAGACATACCGATACCGGGTACTGGGACAAGCCGAGTACGGAAATGATATCAATGTCGCAGACTCTATCTGGACATCTATTCATGTTCCGATTACAGAGGCAATGCTGAAATCGTTGGTGAGCAGCCCGCCAGACGATACGTTTGAGGACGATATGTACTACCGTGATGACGTGGATTCGCGGGACCGTATTTTGAAGAACGTATACGGGTTCCACAATCGGATCAAGGAGGACCAATACAATTCGTATGTAGTTGCAGGAAACACGCTCCTGGAACTGGCGGTGGGGAGGGGCGGAGATATGCACAAGTGGCGACGGTCAAAGCCGGCGAAAGTTCTAGGTCTGGATATCTCGCTGAACAACCTGTCTATGCCTCGGCAGGGGGCATGTGTACGGTACCTGCAAGAGAAGAAGCGGTCCAATGAGTACCTTCCAAAAGTTCTGTATGCACAGGGAGATATGACCAAACCGTTCGAGGAGCAAGAGTCCAAGTATCTGCAGATCGTGTTTGGAAATGAGCCGGCCACAACGCCGTACCTTGCCGAGTTTCGGAATATTCAGGAGTGGGATCTTGTGGCATGTCAGTTTGCGCTGCACTATGCGTGCGAATCGGAAGAAATGTTCAAGACATTTGTGGGAAATCTGAAACACTGTCGGAGCGTGTTCTTCGGGACGTTTCTGGACGGTAAGGCGGTGTACACACTTCTGGCCGGGAAGGATAGGCATACGTTTCGATCACAGGGAAAGACATTCGCGGAGATTACGAAGAAGTATACAGATGACGGGGAATGGAAGGACGAGTTTGGACAGCAGATTGATGTTCTTCTGGAATCCATCGTGAAGCCAACGCCGGAGTACTTGGTGCCGTTTGAAAGTGTTCTGCGTATTATGAAGACTGCAGGGTTTGAGCCAGTTGATAGCAAAATGTTTGGGGAGATTTACACTGCGCAGTCGCGGGTGATTCTGGAGCCGGCAGAACAGGAGTTCAGTTTCCTGTACCGCACATTCGCGTTCAAGCGGGTGGGCGAAGCAAAGACGGATGAAGAGATCGCGGAAGCGGAGAAGGCGCCGGCAGCCGAGGAGGAGGAGGAGGAGGAGGAGGAGGTGAAGATTCACGAGGAAGAAGCACCGAAGGCAAAGGAGCCGGTGCGACGGAAGAAGATTACATCCAAGGAGCCATTGACTGCTCTGCCTGATATCCTATTCTTCTTCTCCAAGGAGCCGGAGAATAAGGAGTTGTCCAATTTCTACGAGACCAACTTCAAGATTGATGGAGTAGAATACAAGTCGGCCGAGCATGCGTTTGAGGCGATTAAAGCCAAGACCTTTGGAGATGATGAGAGTTTCGAGAAGATCCTGAAAGCTAAGTCTGCGCAATCGGCGAAATCGTTTGGAAACAAGGTGAAGGACTTCAAGGAGGACACATGGGCAGAGAAGCAGGATGAGGTGATGAAGTCGGTGGTGCGGGCGAAGTTCACACAGAATCTGGAACTGCGGAAGAAGCTTCTAGAGACGGAAGACAAACTTCTCGCGAACGCCGATTCGCGGGACAAGTATTGGGGTATTGGAACGTCGGCGAATACGTCAATTGCAAAAGATCCGAAGAAGTGGAAGGGTGAGAACAAGTTGGGAAAGATGCTGGAAGAGCTGCGCACACAGATGAAGGCGGAGTAGGCGGAGTAGGGGAAAACGGATACATTCTATCCTTTTTCATTGGAGATCAACCGACTACAATGGAAAAGTATATTTATGCCCAACACATACCAACAATCAATCCTCTCAATACATCTATGCATCATGCAATCATTCTCAAGGGTAATAAGGTACTCGCATCTGCATTTAATAAGGTCGGGTCACGATCAAAGGGGTGTGGATACTGGGAAAAGACCATCCACGCCGAAGTGAATGTTGTCAAGAGTTTGGGTGATCTGTCTATGCTTAGGGGTGCCACCCTCATTGTTGTACGTCATGGTGTGGATGGGACTCTTAGGTGTTCGAAGCCATGCACGAATTGTGAACGTTTCCTTCAGAAATGTATGGATGAGTACGGTCTTCGCAAGGTCATTTATTCTTAGAAGAAACGCGCTTATAGTACTCTTCGTACGTCTCTTCCTTCTGAACTGGCTCCTGGCGAATTGTAGGCTCAACCCAGCGGGTGTACAATCTTTTTCCAACTTCCTCCGAAGCCTTATCTTCAGTAATCTCTCCCTTTTCCACCCGGCGTTTCTGGTTGAGCATGTAGAAGAAGGTAGCGTCCAATTTATCATCGATATGCAGGAGGAAGATGGAGGGGTAATTGAAATGCAGAGTATGATTTTCCTCAATCAGCTTCTGGGTATACGCTTCCGGGTTCGCAGTCTTAAGGGCTTTGTGCTTCTTCTTGCTATCATCCATATTTCGAACCATGCTTTGGATCTCGGTCGCGTTGTGAAACACTTCAGAGAAGTTCGCGAGAGGGTCAGCCATCTTGTTCCCTTTTCTATTCTAGGCTGTAAATAATACGTAAAAATGACCACAGTCTCAAATGGGGTTATTATACCGCCAACCCCTGCAGTTACTGAGCCAGGAGTTCCGGTACCTGTTAAGCCTGGATCGGCCATCACGGCCGCTGGACTCTCAAATGCGGAAAAGACGGCAGTTCAGGCGGAGGCAGTAAAGAGCCTAGGAGGAAAAATTGGAGGAGGTCGGCGGGGAAAGGTTGCGTCCTTAGCCCGCGTTCGTCGTCTGATGCTGCTGGGGGGAGGCGCTGGAGGAGTACCGGCAGGACAGATTGAAGTCAAGCATGTCCCAAACATGGTATCATCGGGAAGCGTGAACGCCAAAGCTATGTACGCCGGTCTTCTAGAGACCCAGAATCAGGCGGCGGCAGATGCACAGTTTGATAGTCTAGGGCACTCGTCTCCCCAGCAGGTGGCTCCTCTCCAGGCGCAGGGTGGACGGCGTCACAAGAAAAAGAAAACCCGAAAGCATCATAATGGCCGGGCTAAGCACGCAGGTGTACGCAAATCTCGGCGGTCTACTCGCCGGTCTCGTCGCATTCGTTCTCGTCGCGCTTAGTTACTTTCTGTTTTCTCGGCCGTTCAAGGTTGGAATGACGACGGTGGTTCCACTGGTTCTCATAAACCTCTTTTTGGCGGTCTATCTCGTCATCATGATTTATTACAACTCAGAGTTTCAGACAAAGGTGCAGGTATAGATAAGGCATACGTACTCAAATGAGGTTCAAGAAGCTTGACGAATTCGTCGCAATCTTCTTGAGACTTCAGAGCAGTCAAATTAATCTTTCCCGTGCGGAAGACGCACGCCGTCCACCTCTGTGGAAACACGATTTTGACGCATGGGGAGACATCGGGCTCAAATTCGGCTTGAATACCTTTCTCCTGAAAGTATCTCTGGAGGGCTACTCGGGAGATGTTGAGGGTATCCTTGAAACCCGTTGAGTAATTCATCAAGAGAACCCGGCGACTGACGGAGTCCCATCCCCCCTCCTTGATACAGGCAGCATGGACATTCGCTGTAAGAATGGCTAGAGTGTGGGTTTCGTAGCGGCTATCTAGAACTCCCGTCATATGGAACACGCCATTGTGGAAGATCTTGACGGTGATCTCCTTTTCTGGAAGTTCACCTGCCGCATTGCTGAGAACTACGACCGTGACCGAATTGTGTCCGAAGCCAGACGTGGTTGCCGCCTTTGGATTCCGACGCTTAATCCGATCACGCTTGGATTCACCCCTGCGTAGAATCCCTCGCTTTTCGATTTTTATGATTCCGTCCTTTAGGGGCATATTGTTCAACATCTCGTCGGTATCCAGCTTCATCTTGTAGGTGTGGAGAACCACCATGGTGGAGAGTCTCGGGAGAACGAGCATCATTCTTATCGTCTTTACTTGTGGTTCCTAGTACCGTAAGTCGGTCGGTTCCGTTTTTCCATGAATAGGGGAGTAGCAGGGGGTTAGTCACTACAAGGGATACCGTACAGTCACGAAATGCCCGTCTGCACCTGGTATCGTGCTGGGGAGTCAGCATAAGAATGGGATCAACATATCCCAGGTAAACAAAGGCCCCAGGAAAATGAGATTGTATTGTCTCCAGTTCGTACACAAGATTGGAGGCCGGGGTTTTGGAGAGGTCGGTGTATCCCTTTGGGAGATCCAATCTTGCTAAACGATCACATTCGACAAGATTGAGACTGGCATAGACCCAAAGCATCGCTCCTGTTGTATACTATAGACTAATGAAGTGTAAACAGAAACCGCGCCTGTTGAATGTCTCCAAGAATTTCGTCACGAATATTCAGGAGATCAGTATCTTCTTTCTTGAGTAGTTTGGGTAGTCGCTTGGTAAGCCAGGAAACGGCATCGGTAAGGAGTTTGGGAGCCCTGGCATCGGTCGCATCGTAGATCTGAAGTTTTCCGAGAGCTGTCGTGAATTTTGGACGACCATACCGACCCATATAGGCTTCTGTGAACTTATCAATATTTGTGTCCAAGCTGGTCACCAGATCATCGGTCGCCTTATGCCGTCCAAAGGAAAATGTCTGCCAATGATACAGCTTCACTTGATTACGCAGAATCAATAGAACATGAAGTATTTCTGCCGACATTTATATGTTCTTTGTGAAATAAATAAAGATGAACCATCACCCATCCAGTGCAAAAAAGGTCTGGCGCAAAATTCGTAAGACCATCATTGTTGATTCTCGTGACCGACAGATCACCACTTCTTCGTCTCCGGGAAACTATACAGTGCTGTTTCCGACCGTTTATTCAAACGTTTACTCTGTAACTCTGCGATCGTACGAAGTTCCATTCACGTATAATCAGTTTTCAGCCTGCCAGAATAATACATCATTTTCCATGACGTACAATTCGTCGGGAGGTACCATTACATCAACAAAAACTATCACAATTCAGGATGGAAATTATACGATTACAACACTCCCAGCATTTATCTCACGTAATATGAATGCGGCATTTGGTACTACCGCGACATCTCCACTCAATGCATACTGGAACCCTACAACAGGGCTCGCGTCCATTTATAGCACAATTTCTAGCGATTCTCTGTCCCTCAATTTTTCAACCTCTCAGTCGGTAAATTGTGGTGCGGGACAGGCTATTTCACAGTCAACCGGATGGGGTCTCGGATATTTCCTTGGATTTTACCAAAGCAATTATGCATCATCCAATACACCGATTATTACTGCGGCTAGCACACTCTCGGCTCTAACCCTTCCCAATGTAACGGGAAATTTCATTATGAATACAAATCCGGATACGTATATTCTTATGGACATTGCCGGACTGAACAAGATTGACGAGACGGGTCTGGACGGACGTTCTGCCGGACGGATTGACGGAGCGTTTGCAAAGGTTCCCCTCACCAACAATACTGGTGAGTATCTATTTTATCAGGATACGTCAGGACCGTCGCCCCTGAATCAGCGGGTGTACAATCCCCCCATTTCCAAGCTGGACCGCATCACGGTGCGTTGGCGCCGTCATGATGGCCGTACAATTGATTTTAACGGTGGCGAGCATTCGTTCACGCTTGAACTGGAGCTCCTGGACAACAACTTTGATGAGTATTCTAGTTTAGAGTTCAGTCGGTAAAGTCTTAGTAGATTGTGGTAAGACCACACTGTCCGGCGGCGTTTGCGAGTGTACCGGTATGTGCAGCGATCACAACCTTATTTGTATTCCTTTTGCCTCCAAACCGAATACGATTGCTGAACGGCTGAACGACATGGTACGCAGGGGGACGCTGGGGTAGAGCACACACGATCTTCTTCGGGAAGGTGACGTTGTCGTATAATAGTGTGGAGCATCCGGGAGTCTGGCCTTCAACCTGCGGCTGGTAATTGAAAAAGTCAGCCGAGTAGGCGTTGCCTGCCGTACGAGCGATCATGTTAGACGAGGTATTGTTGGGAACGGTGCCGCCGCCCCGCATGACAGGGTTGGGTTCGCGTAACTGAATACCGGTACGAGCGATTTCCATGATAGGATCTAGATCGCGGGAGGCCAGTTTGCGGACGCGAGCCGTAAATTCCGAGCTGTCCTGGAGATTCACAGTCGCGGTCGGGGGAGCGTTCAAAGCCTGTTCAATCGCCTTTCGCCGGAGAGCCAGAAGTTCATTAGACGAAAAAGGTCGGCGAGCCTGGAAGGTCGGCTGGCCGGAGGCACCGATTTGAGTACTACTTTGAGGCCAAGGGGCCGTGGGCATAGTGGTGACGGACATATTATCTTACTGCTCACAAAAGTTCTACGTGGGTCAGGAAATGACGACGACAGCATTCGCGAGTAAGACCTAGCGTATCCATCGCCCGACCCTCGGCCGTCTTGGAGGTCGTCTTGGTGAGGTAGGGAATCGTATCGCCCGTCCGCCCATCGGCCTTCTTGCCCTGCTCGACGAGTTTCAGGTACTCCATCCACTTTCCCGCGAGAATGTTGTTGCACGTGTAGCAGCGAATATCGGGCGGCATTCTTCTTGTATGCTCTTGTCTTCCCTACGCATATTTCTTGTTCCGTTTTAACAAAGACGACGATGCTCGCCACTCCTAAAGATATCCAGGCCTCGGTGGTCGTGATCGCCCTGTATGCGTTCACAGCAATCGTAGGAATTCCCCGCGTAGTTCTTGACGTATTCGTTGCCCATGCGATGTTTGGGAGGATTGTGTGGTTGTCGGCGATCGTCTACCTTCTGTACCATAAGCTCTACCTCACGGCAGTTTTCCTGGTTGTTCTGGGTATTCGCATAACATTTGATGCGGATATGTCGTATGCGTTCTCGCACGACGGCATACTCGCTAAGTACGCGGCTCTCCAGAAGAACGATCCTCGTTTTGATTCGTCGTCTGAGCTAGATCTCAAGATGGCGAATGAGACGCTGTCCTACGATCCGGCGCGATGGTTGGATCCCGGTCGGTCACCGATCCCCCTCCTGTTGTTCCCGCCTACCCCTGAGCAGCTGTCAATGATCGGGAATAACGGCAAGTGAGGAAGGTGGTGGAGGTGCCGAAAGAGGAGAAGACGTCCGTTGATTGGGAGAAATAGGGTTGGTTAAGGGATTGTGTGGAAATTGCTTTTTCGTACGTAGAACAGGAGATGCCGGTGGCTGATCTGATACCTGACGAGCAATTCCCGGAGGAGGAGGCTTTGACGACATATTCACGTGTATGTGGTCTAATTCTCCTACGATTTCAGGCTTTTCAAGAGTCGCATTGGACTCAACTTTTTTATTGAATCGGCGTATAATGTTTGCGTGAATCACGGGGCACGATTCTTCCAGACGATCTTGTTCGACCCGAATGACTTTCAAAAACTCCTGGGCATTGGTTCGTTGATCGCGACGCAGGGCCAATTCGTTGGAAATGACGCGATACAGTTTTCCGTACGCAATAGAGGCAATACGGTGACCTTCGGAGGACTGGGGGGCTTTAATTAATTGGTTGATGGAGGTGAGAACACCAGTGGAAATCGTAACGACCCCGATAAGGATAGTAATATAGGTTTGTGCATTTGGGTTGACTTGGGTAACACCGATGGTCGAAGCTCCGGCGAGAGCTGTGAGGGTTACGCTGGGGATGGATAACCAAAAATTCCAACGATCGTAGTAAATTTGTGATTGTGTATGCATCCATCGCATGCAATTTGCCTTGTCTCCGATGGACGCCAAAAGAGTTTCGTGTGCGCTATTCCAACTATTGGCTATATCGCTGGATGATTGCGATGTATCTTCTAGTTTTTTGAGAGATTCTTCCATTCCTATCCTACCTCCTATATATTATTACCACGCAAGTTCTAGTTCGGAGAGGCTCCAGAACTCAGAGCGACCGCCGGGAAGCTCGCGGTGGATAATGAGAGGCAGCTTACGTTCCAGAATTTCGCGCTCAGCAACCTTCCAAAGTAAACGCGGGTCATCGCGATTGAATTCCTGAATGGGAACCATGGGGGGTGCTCCCTTGTATAGAAGGTCTACGCGCTCGCCGAGAAGGTGGGTATACTCGTACCGACTGAAGTAGGGAAGAGTAATCCGCGGAGTCTCCTGGGACTTTACAATTTCAGAGCGATAGATGAACTTGACCATTTGGTTGTGTTATTGAAAGAGCATAACAAAATTTGTATCCATTTTACTTACATGCAGTGAGTTCCTCCTGCCCTGTATCCGTGGGCCTCTCCGACATACGCACGATCAGCCAATGCAGCCTTGGCGGTTGTGGGAGCTGTACGCTTCGTATAGACGGCGAGAGCATTCAGACGGCGGTAGACGGTGAGGGCACCATCGTGCTTGACGGCAGCATTCAGGGCAATGTGGCGGGACCGAGCGGACTTAGAGGTGGCATATCCGTAGCGGGAGAGGGCACCCTTCTTCAAGGTTCCAATCCCCTTGCCGGGTCCCTGGTAGCCGCGAACGCACTGGGTAGGACGAACCTTTACCGAGGCAACGCGGGCCTTCGTTTTCCGAGTATACGCCTTGCGTGTATGGCTTTTACGTGGATGAAACCCTTTCTTACAAGTAGCTAGTCCCATGTCTTTACTCAATACGCTGGAAAGAATCTTTGAAAAGGAGATTGGAGAAGCAGAGAAACGCGCCTACGAAAAGGGAAGGATACGCGGGTATTACCAGGGAATGATTATTACAGTGATCGCAGCCGTTATGGGGAACTTATTCGTGGTTGGACCGTTTTTGGGTCAGCAGACGCGGGACCTTATCGCAACGAACCTTTCGAAGTGTCTTGCCGTGTGGCCACAGGAGTCGTGTAGTGCATACTGCAATAGCCCCACTTTCCTTCGTTGATCCCGGTCGGGCTTTGAGCGTTTTTCGGACTTTCTTGATACATCCGCAAAATTTGCGCGCTTGAGTGCCCTTCTTCATTATACTAAGCTGGGAAAAACGGATCAGGGGGACCTCATCGTATGAGATAGCATACGATAAAGAATGTCCTCCAACAGCACGTTGACCACCGCACTCCTCATGAACGACTCCATTTCTCAGGCGTACATCTATGCCCTACAACACATGGATATGATCAGAATTATTGATGAGCTAAAGCAGGCCATCAATAATCCCGGTAAAGAGACGAAGATTATGCTCTTTGAGTACTACCGGACAGCTCAGTACCACAATGATGGATACTGGCAGCGTGAGCAACTCCAGAACGGTGATTATCTGGACGAGACGTTTCATACGGGTCTATTTGATATGCTCTACGAGATGTTCGGGATGTCTAATCGCAGTCTGTTTATCTACGACCGCCGCAGGCACAATTTGGATGGTGAACTGAATTATCATGTGCGCCAGGTGGTTCTCTCAATCGTTTAGTTGTCTTCCGGAGGCGGAGGCATACGGACTCTCCCCTCAAATGGGTTGTGAATCACCGTGGTTGATTGCATAGGAGTAAACACATTCCGAGTAGACGGAGCCGTGAACTTGGGTATTTTTTGATTCGTAATTGGCGGGATAGAAAACGTGCGAGGCCGAGCCATCATAGCAATCGGAGTCTCATCCACATCTTCTTGGAAGTAGGCATGCGGAACGTTCATGGTCGTGTGCGAAGTCGGGTACAAAGGAGGAGATGCAATCCGACGAGGGCGGGTTGCAGTGTGGTAAGCAAGTCCTGCAGTGATCAGGACTCCAAATAGAAGACCTCCGCTGGCGGCACCAATGATGATTCCGATGTTGTTAGATGCAGCATTCGCTGCATTGGCGGCAACTAACTGAGGGTTGTTAGAAGGAGTATTGGTCACCGACTGAGTCCCCGTCTGAGACACAATGAGACCGGGAGTATTGGAAGGGGTGTCAGTCAGAGTAGGCGTCGGTGTCACAGTGATCTGAGAAGTAGGAGACGCGGTCTGGGTTCCTGTCCACGTGCCCGAAGGAGAGAGTGATGCAGTAGATGTAGTAGATGACGTTCCTCCCGCTGTAAGAGTTCGAGTGCCGGTCGCCGTGCGAGACCGACTGGCTGTCACCGTAGGACTGGAAGTACCAAGCGCACGAGACCGAGTCACAGTTATAGTATCGGTTGCAGATGGAGTACTACGTGCACGAGACCGAGTCACAGTCATAGTATCGGTTTCAGATGGAGTACTAAGGGCACGAGAACGAGTCGCAGTCATAGTATCGGTTGCAGATGGAGTACTAAGGGCACGAGAACGAGTCGCAGTATCTGTTGATGTAATAGATACTGCCGCGCGTGTACGAGACCGAGTAGGCGATGGTGTAGACGAGATCAGACCACTCCCTCCCGGAATTTGGCCTCCGCCGCTAGAGACAAGTAACGCAAAAAATAATAACCGTTTGATCATATCGTTATCTTATCATACTCCGCGGAATATTCCTAATTGATTTAAGAACGACGAGATGCCTGTTTCCATGTCGCATTGCAAACTGTGCACTGGTAGAGCCAAACAAGATTCTGAACGCTTAACTTGTATCCCACCACATCATTTGATGGGCAGCCCTGAGTTGGGCACTGAATTGTCTTGAAATGTTGGAGAGTCGGATCATCCTTGAGATATGGATTTGCGGCAAGACGGATTGCCGTATCCTCGCGGAGGTTGTGCTCATAGACGAGAGGATTGTCGTGGGAGATGGCGCGAATGTATGGGCATTTACGGCACTTGAACCCAGCAGTCTCACCTTCTTCGAGCGCATACAGACAGTTCTTGCAATCGGGGCAGAAATTCATCCTTATGCCCTTATATACCTATCCCACATTGAAATTCGTTTTTTCGGACTCAATTCTATGCGTTCAAAACGGGTTGCTCGGTAGAACATTCTCTGAGGAGTACACACATCCTCAAAAAATGGCTGCACCGGGTGGACTGCTCAATTTCCTGGAAAAGAAGAAGGTGACGGGAGCCGGTGAACTGCATACGCACCAAACTCTTCCTCCGGCCCCGGCCAAGTTCTTTATTGGCGACGACGATCTCCAAGAATTCTACGAACTGTACCACGAATATGTGGCAACCTGGAACAACAAAATCCCCCTAGTTGAATCTCCTCATCCCGCACTTGGTCTATGCAAGGTTGATCTAGATTTTCTCTACGAACCCGGGACCACGGCAAATCTTCACACCCGTGAACAAATCGTCAAGTTCTCCACCGAGTATGTGAAGACACTGAAAACCTTCCTAGATTCACCGGACCCAGTAGAAGTCTACGTGATGGAAAAGAAGCTCCCGGTCAAGAAGGAGAAGGGTATGGGTGGGGGTGTCCATATCATGGTCCCGGCGATGCGGACGAACAAGTATATTGAGATGGCGGTGCGCGATATTATGCTGACGAAGATGTCGACAATCTTTGAGAACCTGCCGCTGAAGGAGAAGGAGTGGTCCAAGGTCTACGATAAGGCCGTTGCGCAGCGATCAAGTGGTCTTATCATGTACGGCGCTGCAAAGCCCGGGGGTCTTCCGTATCTGGTTGCGTACCGTGTGATGGTTACGGGTGATGAGGCGGTCGTGGATGAGAGCCCTGTTCCGTTTACGATAGATCTCCTGCGCAAGCTGGATATTCGTGAGCGAGATCCTACGAAGGAGACTCCGATGACGGAGGAGGGAAAGAAGCAGTATGGCGATCTTCCGGATACAAGCCTGGAGAATGTACGTATCTCTGGAGGTAGGGCGATTGCTCCAGCTCGCGGTCGTCCCCAGGAGCGTCGTATCCCGGGATCTCGCGAATCGTCTCCAAACAATATCGTGATTCGCCCCCTGTCGCAGGAAGAGATCCAGAATATCCGAGAGCATGTTGCGAATCTGGCCGATCATCGTACGACCGATTACAACGAGTGGATTGAAGTGGGTATGTGCCTCAAGAACATTCACCCAGAACTCTATGACGAGTTTGAAGAGTTTAGTCGTCGGTCAGATCAGTTCAATGCTCGCGAATGTATTGCAAAGTGGAATTCGTTTGGATTCCGCAATCACGGTCAAAAAATCGGTATGGGTTCGCTGTTCTTCTGGTCCAAGATGGATAACTTCGAAGAGTACAAGAAGATTGAGGAACGCAATGTTCTCCGAAAGATTGATGCATCCAAGAGTGGAGCAGAGTATGACGTAGCATCGGTCGTTCATTCACAGTTCCGCGACGAGTATAAGTGTGTGAACTTTGGAAAGAATGTATGGTATCGGTATATCGGCCACGTATGGGTAGAACTGGATAAGGGTGTCCAACTTCAGCAGGAACTATCGGTGACGATCTTCAAGCTGTATATTCGGCGGGCAGGGTACTACGGTCAAAAAATTATTGATGGTGAGGCATGTCAAGCGAAGGATCCAAAGGCGTGCGGGTGTTCCTATTGCAAGGATCTCATGATGCAGCAGGATCTCATGAAGGTAGCAATTCAGTTGAAGAAGACGGCGTTCAAGTCTAATGTCATGCGGGAGTGCCAGGAGTTGTTTCTGGATGAGCAGTTCACCAAGAAGATTGATGAGAATCGTACGCTGTTGGCATGTGCGAATGGTGTCTTTGATATGGACAAGTGCGAGTTCCGAGACGGGAAGCCCGAGGACTATGTATCCTTCTCCACCAATCTTGACTATGATAAGGACAGGTCCTACAAGGATTTCCGGGAATGGAAGGAGATCGAAGATTTCATGCACAAGATCTTCCCGATTAAGCGTGTGCGCGAGTATCAGATTCGGCATCTTGCGCGGTGCCTGAACGGCCATGGAAACCAGAAATTTCATACGTGGACAGGTGTGGGATCAAACGGCAAGTCTATGCTCATCTGTCTGATGGAGTCAGCGCTGGGTGATTATGCATGTAAGGTTCCAATCTCGCTGCTGACGCAGGGTCGTGGAAAGTCGGGTGGGGCATCTCCCGAGGTCGTGCGTCTGAAAGGTCGGCGCTTTGTGACGATGCAGGAGCCGGATGAGTCGGTGCCGCTGAACACGGGTCTCATGAAGGAGCTGACGTCCAGCGAAAAGATCATTACGCGCGACCTATACGCCGGATCCAAGTCTATGATTGAATTTGAGCTTCAGGCAAAGCTGCATTTGGCGTGTAACGACAAGCCGAAGATCAATACGAACGATCAGGGTACTTGGCGTCGTTTCGTGGTGATCAACTTCATCTCTAAGTTTGTTGCTGATCCCAAGGGTCCTAACGAGTACAAGATGGATATGCTGATTGAGCGTAAAGTCAAGTCGGACGAGTGGGGCAAGTGTTTCCTGGCGTTCCTCATTCAGACATACAAGGCACATGCGAATGACGAACTGGTTCCTCCGGCGGAGATTCTGGAGTACACGAACGAGTATCGTGAGGAGAGCAATGCGATCATGAAGTTCATTAACGAGTATACTCGTGTGGCGGTGGACGGCGAGGAAATCGTCCCCGTGAGAAGGCCGACGCTCTCGGATAAATTCAAGCAGTGGTGGGAGACAAATCGTGGTACTCGGGATTGGAGTATCCAAGGCATGCTCAAGGAGATTGAGACGAAGTATGGAAAGTATACGTATGGTGGCTGGACAACATTCCAGATCAGGAACGACGTGGATTAGACCGTTTAGTGCTTGCGGCTGCGGTGACGACGACCGGCCTTCACCGTGTGCTTACGGTGGCGACGACCGCCCTCGGCCTTGGCGGTGTGCTTACGGCGGCGGCCGCCCATCTTTAACATACGCAGAGTCTTCTTGACGATTCCGCCGATGAGAGTAGACATGTTTGGTTTATTTACTTACGAGAATGCTTTTTTCCGCGGTGGCGACCTCCAGTCTTTTTATTCTTGCGCGTGCGACGGCCGCCCTCTAGAGACTTCTCCGTCTTCATACGGTGCTTACGACGACCCGCGGTAGGAGACGGTGTGAAGTCTGACGGAGGGTTGGACGGAGCGGGTTTGGACGCAAAGAGTCCAAAGGGGTCCCACCACTTCTTGTCCGACGTACCGGGATCGATGTAGGGAGAGGCGGGGGACGTCATCTGACCGAATTACTTGTAGCGTAGATTTATTAATTTTAGACGCAGAAGGTAATGGATACTAGGGCATGGGGGCCGAGTGGGTGGCAACTACTCCACCTAATTGCTCATCAACCTCACCAATCAAAAGAAGCTGAACAACTTATGATGACCATGAAAGATATTTTACCATGCAAGTTCTGCCGTGAAAGTACTGCTGTGTTTCTTCATGAAGATCCGCCAAAGCAACCTCTCTCCAAATGGCTGTACGATTTCCATAACCGTGTGAACAAGAAACTTAGGGATCAGTGCAAAGATGACCCTCGCGTGATTTGTCCGCCCGCAGATCCTACGTTTGAAGAGGTGAAGACACACTACGAAACCCTCCTGCAAAAGGAACCAAATGCTCCTCCAGGCATGGATTTCCTGTTCTGCATTGCGTACAATTATACGCCTACGCCAGAGAAGGAGGGTATTTACCGCCACTTCTTTGACCTATTATCCGATGTCTACCCATACGAGGAACTACGTGCAATCATGAAGGCACAGATCCATACATTCTCATTCACCTCCAAGAGGGCACTGATGAAGAGCGTGTATACCCTTATGAAAAAATTGACGAAGGCTACACAGTCGGAGGCGATTCTTCCATCGTTTGTGGGAGTGTTTCAGCGGTATGGGTACTATGCGAGTTCCTGTAATCGGGGAAAAACGTGCCGCAACGGAAAGCGGACGAAGAAGCGGGATCACCGCAAAACACATAAGGTTACACATGCTCGCCTAATTCACTGACCCTGATCCTGACGACGAGGCACAATACCATCAAAGCTCCAAGCATGGTAGTGGCTCTTGTATCCCCTGTTCACAACAAGCTCCCCAATCTCTTCATACCGTCCATCTTCAAACATCATCTCTACATCGTCCGCCGCCTCCCACCCCTGCTCCCGAATGAGCCGGTGCATGATAATCCAAATCCCTCCCAGTGAGGCGTCCTCAATGACCTTGCGGGTATGATTCACGATAACGTACCGCCAGCCCATTTATATTAGACCGATGGGGACTTTTCGCATATTAATCATGCGTATGAAAATCGCACGCAATCACCATTTTGTTTCCATCTTTCACCCATTGCCACACCATTTCAACATTGTTTCCTAACTTTTTACCTAATCTCTTAGAAGCCATCATCATCTTTTTGGCTGTGTACTCGTTATTCACATACATTGTAAACAATAACATTTACACTATGGAAATAAAATAATACCCGTCGATCTAATTCTTACACGTCTTTCTAAACCACGCACGCGCTTTCGCTGTTTTCTTGGCTTTCTTGACCAAATCGGCGTCAGTGGTATAATGTGTCTTGCCGCACGTCAGCATACTGGCGGCACGAGCATACCCCCACTGTTGTTGCGAAGCTCCCGGACGATGACCTGTGCGCCACGCTGCCATTCCGCGGTTATAGGATGCCCGCACGATTGGAAGCGGGACACCCGTAGCTTTAGAGTATGCTTGGAGACCATGGGCTTCTGGAAACGTCTTCTTCCATTCACGAACATATTTGGATGTCCTTGTTTTCACGCCCTGATCGGTCTTGAATGGGCGGTATGCCCGAGGATCTTTCCACGACATCTTGCGACGACGGGTGGCCGTGCTTTTACGTTGTTTGTTTTGTTTTTGAGTAAGACCGGTGAAATACCGCGCAGGCCAATACATATCTTATTCATATGCTACACCAATTTCTCAAGAGCATGCCTACACGCATTCTGTTCGGCCTGTTTCTTCGTCGTGGAATTCCCCGTCCCCAGAATCTCACCGTCGGGTTTGCAGACGGCCATTGTGAACCCTTCTGCGCCGTCCTCTATCATTTTGTAGATAGGAGTAAACGCCATCTTTTGCTGGCAGAACTTCTGCATCCGGTCCTTGTAGTTATCGTCCTCACGCAGCATCAGGGGAATATCCAGATGCGTCTCGATCATATTGATCACAAAATCATTTACCATCTGGAAATTCATACCAGAATCAATCCAGAGAGCGGCAATAAAGGCTTCCAGAACATCACCGAGCTTCTCAATGTTCTGTCGGCCGTGGGCGGGAAGCATTTCCTCCACGTGCTTGGACACTACAAAGAACTTGTCCAGCCCCAGCTTGTCCCGAGCCAATACACCAAGCGTTTTGTTTCGCACAATGAGTTTGCGGGTATTCGTAAGGAACCCCGGGGCTTCAGACGGGTATCGCTCGCACAGGTAATTGGCCACAACAGCCCCCAGAATGGAATCGCCCCTGAACTCAAGTTGCTCGTACGATTCATCCTGGAGATCAAGGACTCCAGCGGGGCACTTTCCGAGCACAGCCGGTTCTCCGGTCAAGGTCGTATACTCAGATCGTCGCACGTAAGTGGAATGAATCATCGCCTTCTGAAAGATCGCGACATTCTTCACCTTGTATCCTGGAATGCACAGAATGCGTCCTACATCCTCTGCAGTCAAGGGAACGTTTTTGGAATTGTAGGGAAAGTATTCGTTCGTAGTTGTGTTCATGATGGGGATATCTTTATATATACACTCACCTAACCTTAAAACTGGTTAGACAGAAATCTTCTCTTTTGTACAATCATACCAACGCTGGCGAAACTTCTCCTGTCCCTCCCCGCCATTCGGCGGCGCCTCGCTCTCTGGAACTCGTGCCTACCATCCATCCGTCCACACTATGCCGTGAAGTGTAATAATCTAGAGGAAGTGCTAGCAGAACTGCAGAGGGGAGGGGCAGGATTTGATTGTGCCTCGGCGGATGAAGTCCATCGTGTTCTCAAGATCGGCGCTACGCCGGCCGATACGATTTATGCTAACCCGTGTAAATCGCGCGATGAGATGTTTAAAGTTAAGAAATACGATATTCCGTACATGACCTTCGACAGTAAGATTGAGGGTATCAAAATCAAAGAAGAACAACCGGGAACCAAACCTATTCTCCGTATTTTCGTAGATGATAAAGGCGGAGCTCGTATCCCCCTGAACAGCAAGTTCGGATTCCATCTGGACAACATTCACGAAATGTGCGATCGCGAGCCTCGCTTTATGACGTACGGTCTCGCTTTTCATGTGGGCAGTGACTGCACATCTCTAGCAGCATACCAATCGGCCTTTGAGACTGTCCGGGCGTTTGCCGATGTATTCAAGCATTCACCCTCCGCATTTACTCCCGATCTCCTGGATATCGGTGGAGGATTTTCGGGATCAGCGGCAAACGACGACTTCTTCAAGAAAGAGTTGGCTCCCTATATTCGCGACCAGGCTAAAACACTACCGTTCAAGCGGGTCATTGCGGAACCGGGCCGATTCTTTGCTGAAGAGTGTTGTACACTTCAGGTTCCCGTCATCGGGAAAAAGAAATTACCGAACGGAAAGCAGTGCATTACTGTGAACGAGTCTGTGTACGGCCTGTTTTCGGGAGTTCTATTTGACGGATTCAAACCAGAATTCAAGTGTATCACGCGCAAGCCGTGGGCAAGCTGTGACAAATTCACAATCTTCGGGCGGACGTGCGATTCTGCGGATAAAATAGCGGAAGACGTGTGGTTGCCGAACGATATCGACGATTCAGACGTCCTGGAAATCAAAAATATTGGTGCGTACTCATGGGTCACAGCATCCAGCTTTAACGGGTTTCCTTTACCTCCGGTGGAGGTGATACCATCTTAGGAACATCCTTTTTCTTTAGTCTTTCTCCGCTACAGGTTCCACAGTGGTCAACATTCGCCCAGAAGATCTTGATAGAATTTGCCTTTTCAGATGTCCGGGTCCATCGGCCCAGCATGGGTTCAGGAACTATAAACCTAAACCCGAAGAGCTTACGAAACATTTGATTACTGTTCGTACATCCACATACATCTCTATCCGTTTTAGTTAAAAATACTGTCCTTGCTAGGAAGGAATGGGATGCATAGCGTAATGATCAAGAACAGGATAGGGACAACAAAGAGTCCCATCGGCAATACTCCAACTCCAATAGGAATTGCGATCGCAACGCCTACTGTAGTTGTACAGGCAACCAGCATAAATTTTTTCTTGTCCGACAGATGAATCATTTGTATAGATACCTTCCCGTCCATTTAAACGAGAGAACGACGAGTGCGGCGAACGGGCAGGGAACGACGACGAGAACCTCCCTTCTTTCCCTTCTTCGTGAAATAGTGAGCAAGTCCGAGTGCCGTTCCTGCAACGAGGGCGTCATCAACTACACCCGCACCTCCGCGATGCTTACGGGTATGACGACCACCGAGGCGCTTCTTCTGTCCAAAGCGCTTGGCCGCATACGATGTTCCTACCGCAAAAAGAGCATCATCAACGACACCCACGCCTCCGCGGTGCTTACGGTGACGACGACCTCCAGTGCAACCGCACCCACCCGAAGGATTTGGCTTTCCCTGTGCTGTATCTGTCTGATAATCTGCCGCAGTCGACATTCTGTATTATTATATGGTAGGACGAGTTTTTTGGAGAACGTATGGATGACTTGTAATTTCCTCCACGTCCAAATTTAGCGTATCGTGATACTTTGGCTGAATCCAGCGAGACAGGGCGTGGTACACGAGGTGATTCAATACTATTTCAGAGTCTACTTGGTCTGCAATATGCAGGGCTGATCGTTCCCAGTATCTCCATGATCTCTCCACAATAGGACGAAAGAGTTCTTGTAGAATCTCTGGGTAACTATCGGTCTGTTCGCGCGTGATAATCTCACAAAAGGGACAGAATGTACGAAAATATTGGCAGCCGCGAGGAATGTGGTACACATGCCCAGCTGCAAAATCATTCACTATCTTTTTGGTACGGGGGTCGTCCATACGGCAATACGGAGGAGATTGTGTGTAGTGCGTTACAAAACTCGGCGAAGTGAAGGGTTCTATATGTCTTGTAATCTTTACGGAGTAAGCCCTTTTTCTCTAGAACCTCTTCCAGACGAAGAAAAACATCCCGCAGCTCATCCTCGTGTGTCTGACCATCAGGCGTGACGGTTCGCACCCATCTCTGAACGGGTGTCGTCATTGTGATTATCATCCATATTCACGATACGCCTAAACGCGAACTCCTTCGCAACCATCTCTGTCTTCTTACGATCCACAATCCACTTGAACAGACCGTCCAGAGGACCCGAATAGCTTGCAATCAGATCCTTCAGCTCCTTCTGGGATAACGACCATGGCTTGTTCCACGTCTCGGGACGCTGAACCTTAATGAACGATCCATCGTCCTGAATCTCCAGCTTATTGATTCCCTGAAATGCTGTGCGCTTCAGAATATCGCTCATCTCAGACTCTACAAACTTTTTGTCCTCGCGCAGCTTGTGGATACGAGTATTCGCGACTTTCAGCTCATCGTCCAGGGTCCGGAACTTACGTACGCACTTCACGAGATCGCGCTGGTCAAGGGTCGTCGTCATTCTATACTTGTATGGTGTCCGTTCTCTATCTAAAAAAGACATCCGTTTTGGATAATGGACCCGCGCGAAGTTGAAGCATTGCGGATTGCCTACAATAAAGAACATCCTCACGAACCCCCCGTCAAAAAGGGCACGGGAGCATGGATGGATATGACGCGCCGAATGAAAGATTCATGCAAGACAGGAACTCCCGAATGTCTGGTACATGCGCTCGTTCAGAAACCCGATGCCCCGATGTCTTGGAACACCGATGGAACACAGTGGCTGTCATCCGACGATATTGATGATAGCCAGAAGTACTATCAGAAACTGATTCCCGATTACTACTATACTGGCTCTGTTCCGATTGATTTTGATCTTCATTCAGAAACTGGGTCATGTCTCGTCTCCTCTCTCTGCAGTATGAAGCTTTCGGAGCTTTATAAAAAAGGGTACCGCCGCGTAGGTGTTGTGTTCAACACGGATCCACACAATGCGCCGGGCGAACACTGGATAGCGGCATTTCTCGACATGCGTCCCGAACTTGAGAACGCCAAAATGACGTACTTTGATTCATACGCTCAGAAACCCGAGAAGGAAGTTCAACGTCTTATGCAGCGGTGGAAAGAACAAGTGGATGAGATGGGGATCTTCAAGAAACCGATGATCTTATCGTATAACGCCACGAGGCACCAGTATAAGGATGCACAGTGTGGAATGTACTGTATCTACTTCCTTCACTGCTGCCTCTTTGATATTCCCATGGATAAACAGGTCCCTGATGATGTGGTGATGATGATGCGACCGATGTTCTTTAATTATAAACAACATCGTGCTAAGAAATAATAGAAAGGATGGACTCCCGCACCATCTTGTGGTATGTCGTTCTAGCGGCAATCGCCTGTCTCGGCGTTGCTCTCACCTCGCTTGCCTACGTCAATATGGTCAATTTTCCTCCGTCGGATGCTACTCTCACAAAAGATCTCGCCGTCTATTCGGATATCGTAAAGGCAACTCCCCTCGGTTGCCCGTCGGATGATGTTCTGTGCGACTACTATATGGCGTCCTCGGGATACACCGTGATTCCATCCACCACTGTTTACACCTACATTACCACCAATGCAATTACGGAAGTGATTAAGGGCGGTGCTCGGCTTATTGAGCTGGATATTTATGCGGTGAACGGAGACCCCGTAGTAGGACTCGCGGATTCTAAGACGAACGCGATGTTTACTTACAATACCCTGAAGTTTGAAGACTGCTGTACGACTCTCGCCAACACGATGTTTAATTCTGGAACGACATCTGGGTATGCGAACCCCTTTGTTCTTTCGCTGAACTTTCACTCGGAGGACAATGCGTTCATTACACAGTGTGCCGATATCATGAAAATGACGTTGCGAAAGTTCATGTTGCACAACGAGTATTCGTACCAGCGCAAGAATCTGGCGGTAGAACCTATTTGCAATCTGATGGGTAAACTCGTGATTGTGAGTGGAGGAAATACCAAGGGCAATGGAATGGACGAGTTGGTCAACATGTCGTGGGCATCATCCAATATGCGCCGGATGACGTATACCGAGGCATCACAGACATTTGATCACGAGGAGCTAATCGAATACAACAAGCGTAATATTACACTTGTGGTTCCCGATATGCGGTCATCGGAGGTGAAGAACAAGAACGCGGAAATTTGTTTTGCGTACGGATGCCAGTGGGTTGCGATGAACTACGGGTCGCTGGACAATGCGATGGAAGTGTATACTGGTCAGTTCGCAACATCGTCGTTTGCGATAAAGCCCGACCCTCTGCGTTACCACCCAGTCACCTACAAGAAGCCCGAGCCCCAGAGTGCCGGCGTATCATTCCAACCAAAGCAGATTACTTCGCCCATGTATGATTTCACAATAAAGTCTAACCAGTGAATAAATAGACATGGAAGGTGGACGCTCAGCATGGTTAAAGGCAGTCATGGCCGCAAAGAAGCCGGGCATGTCGCTCGGCGACGCGATGAAGGCGGCCAAGAAGACATACAAGAAGTCCAAGACGGGAGGTACGCTGATGGAGAAGATGGGCCCGATGGGCGGTCGTCGTCGTCGTGGAACCCGCAAGGCGAAGGTTGGCGGAACCGCGTACGGATTCACGGGCGGCCCGTACACCGACTCTCAGCTGACGGACGGTGCGGGTCGTTTCCCTGCGCTCCCGGACGCCACGTGGAAGGGTCCCTCTGAGCTGCTGGGCGGTCGTCGCTCTCGGCGCTCCAAGAAGGCGGGTCGTCGT